CAATGAACTCGTCCTCATTTTTGAGGATAGGATCACTCAACGCCTTAGATACTAAAATAAATTTACACAGAAAACTTGACAAGTCCATGAAGTTCATGGTGGGGTACAGAAGTGGAGTCACATCGAGATTTTTAATATTGCAGTTGGCTATAATCTATATCCTAAAGATCTATTCATACTGGTAAATGATAAAAAGCCTAAACATAGATTTAAGCAAAAACATGCTAGGAAAAACCATAGCTACTTATGGGTATTTCAAGTTAGAAAGTGAGGAACAACAATGGGGATATTTAACGCTAAATGTTCATATTGCAATGGAAAGAATCTATATTTAAAAAGAACATCGCCAACAGAAAAACTTGGATGTAGGGATTGTGAGAACAAAGTAAAACTATTAGAGGCAAAGGGACTCAATAGAGCGGAGATACTTAAAATAATAAAGGGTTAGAGGATAATTAGGAAAGGATGAATGATTATGTATTATGAATTTAATAAACCGTTTCCATATTATGCGTTAATTTATGCGGAGAATGAGGAGGATTCAAAAAAGTGCTATGAAGAAACTGTAGCTGATTTAGATGATATTGAAGATGACGAATATCCTGATTTAGTGACCAAAGAAACTGCGATTGAGCTTATAAGAAATGCTGAATTTGAATTAGAAGAAGAAAGAAAAGAAGTTGTCGATCAAGTTGAGATGGGAAAATTCACAGATGCAGAGTTAATATTGGTTGATTTAAGCCTGATTTGATAATTAGGAAAGGACGAATGGTTATGTATTATGAAGCTGACAAAATTTAAGGAGGGACATGGCATTTATATTAGATGCCATATTGGAAAACATTATAATACCAGTTGGTGGGCAAAACCACCTGATTCAATAGATCATGTAGATTTATTTTATATACACAATAGATATCCATGTGTAACTACTGCCAAACGAGCAGAGAACTTCAAACGGCTCTATAAAAATCTAATGAAAGAAGGTAACTATAATTGAATAAATACAAAAAGTTGGCGCAGGATTTAACACAAGCAAGAGTTTTAGGAGCAGAAGCGGGAAAAGGTGACGATGGTGGTTCGGCGAATCAAGATGCTGCATTTTTAAAACTTCCAAGATGGAATGAAAGCATGGTATTGAATGCTATTGCCGAAGCTGGTCTTTACTGCACGCATAAAACCAAATGGATTGGTTACGGATATCTTATTAATCCTGTTGGATGCGGACAAGGAAACAGTAATGCGAGAGGAATGGAAGCGATTAAAAAGCACCTTAAGGAATGCGGCTATGACGTGTTAGGTTTTTATAAGATGGATTAGTCTGGAGGCGATATTTTATGAGAGGTAGTTTTCTAATAGTTCAGCCGAGGATTTATAAGGCAAAATCAGAATTACAGGTGAAAAGCGTAATGTAAAAGTCAAACCATTTGATGGAAAATTCTATTTCGAGAAGATTGGGAGGAGCAGAAAATGATGAAATACAAACATGAAGATTATATAAATAGTGGATTTTATTCTGACATGGACAGTGATGTTGAAAATCACAAAGAGAAAATAGTGAAGTGTCGTAAACCTCATAAGTGTGCAGCGTGTCAAGGCGATATTAGTATAGGTCACCATGCGCTATATGAAACTGGATTCATGGATGGAAAACCTGTTTCGTGTTACACGTGTACTCCTTGTTTAGATAAATGGATTGAAGAAGGGGATGACGTATGAAAACTAATCTCTTACCAACTCACTTTGTTTGCAATGTCTGTCGAAAAGAACGAAACTATTTACCTAAAAAGAACAGAGAGATTTGGTTATGTGACTGTGGGATGAAATATGAACTTGTTCAGTCGAAATATGGCGTACATCAAGTTGTTATCGGTGGGAAGGAAGAGCAGTAATGGCAATTAAAAAAAGAAGAACGCAAGCAAGTCTATCAAAAATATGGTGGCCATTGCGCATATTGCGGGAAAGAGATAGCTTTAAAAGATATGCAAGTCGATCATATAATACCTCAACGGGCTTGGGTTGATATGTTGGGAACAGAAATCAAAATTGACCACATAGAAAATTACAATCCATCTTGCAGACGCTGTAATCATTATAAAAGAGCCAATTCGCTCGAAACGTTTAGAGGTTATCTTTTAACAATTCAAGAGCGAATGAGAAATGACTACCTTTTCAAAGTTGCTGAGGATTATGGAATTGTAGAGGTCAAACCATTTGATGGTGTATTCTATTTTGAAAGATGGGGAAAGGACATGAAGTAATGAATAAATTTGAATCACTATTAGAAATTGAAAAGCAATACAGCATAAAATTAAAGGAAGAATCTGAAATACTTGAAAGCGAATTACAAGGTGAGTTTGATGCATGCGGCATTAAATTCGAATCAATAATTGTTAACCTTGAACACAGAAACATAAGAGTACAAATTAATGGAATAACGGAAACTTATGATTTGCATACAGTTTACGATTGGAGTATTAATAGGAATGAGGCTACAGGAGAAGTTAAAATCAGAAAGTCACCTATGCAAAACAATCATAGCTTTAACAAGAAAACCAGAAGTGCAATAAAAGAACTGATTAAAACCACTCTTGAAACTGAGTGTGAGGAATATCAATATGATGAAGATGAGTATTTTTAGATAATTAGAGGAATGCTACAGAGAGGAGTAAAGCTGTGGGAAATAAAACAAAAGCACAATGCGAAAATGAATTTGTGGATCACATATTATCCGTCGGCGGGATAAAAAATCACGCGGAAATGGATGAAGGTCGGAACACATACTATGAGTTTAGGCTTAACAATGGGACTTTGAGGTACTGGACAAATATGTCAGATGAAAACCTTAAAAGACTTTATCGAGGAAAGGATGTGGAAGGTGAGGGAAATAGAACAAAGGATTAAAGACTTTATAGAGGCAGAAATAGGAGAAGTTGAAATCGAAGAACAAGACGGTAAATTTTATGTGTGCGGTTGCTTAAAGGCGCATTATGGAAGTTATGAAGAACCACCATATTGCGAAGTAGAATTAGAGGGTGTAGGAGACACGGAAAAAGAAGCGCTCATTGACGCTTTAATAATAGTTGTCAAACAGATGAAATCAGATACAGAGGCATTTAAAAAAAGTGTGATAGGTCTTTTTGAAAACACAGATAGGGGTGATTGATATGAAACAAGAGATATGCTCAATTTTAACGGCGATGAATAGTTGTGAAGACGAAACTCTCTATAGAATGGCAGAAGTTGAATTGCAGAGAATTGAAACAAAAGCAAGATTTGCAGATGAAATAATTGAGTTTTGTAAAGCTGGCGATTTTAATTTTGACATGATAGAAGCTATAGAAATGATGTACACAGAAATATTTTGCAATAAAAGTGAGTAGAAAAGAGGCAAATATGACAAAAGAGCGGTTGAAAAATTATCTTTGGATTAAGAAGAACATAAAAAACTTAATGGAAACTCTTGAAGAGATAGAATCACAAGGGCAGATTAAATCTCCAACGATATCAGATCAGCCAAAGACGACAATACGAGAGTTTGACAAAATAGGGAATGTGGTGGCTAGAAAAAGTGAAATAGAGGAAACACTTAAAGAAAAAATATTAGAGGGACAAGATGTGTTAAAAGAAATAGAAGAGTGCATAGAAACTCTTCCAGAGAACGAGCGATGCTTGATGCGATTAAGGTATATAAAAGGCGTAAAGTGGGAAAAAATATGTGTTGAAATGAATTATAGTTGGTCATATTTGCACTCACTTCACAATAAAATATTATTTAAAATAGCAGATTAAGACTAAAAAGGACTAAAAAATATTATATACTGTAAGTGTAAAAGAGTGATAGAGAAAAGACATTTCATTTTTTTGCACTTAAATTAAGTTATAATAGTAAGATGAAATATGAGAACCTAAACGAGATTTAAGCCGTTGGGTTCTCTTTTATTATGCGCTAATTTGGAGGGTACATTGGGCAGAAAAAACAAATACGAGACTAACGTAAAGCCCAATCTATTCCTAGTTGAAAATTGGGCGAGGGATGGTGATAGTGAAGAAATGATTGCTAAAAAACTTGATGTTGCATATTCGACATTTAGAAAGTATAAAGAAAAATATTCGGCACTTTCGGCAGCCTTAAAAAAAAATAAAGAGACTGCTGATTATGAAGTTGTGGAAAGATTGCACGATAAATGCATGGGAATACTAGCCAAAGAGAAAAAGGCATTTAAGTGCAAGAGAGTCTTTTACGATGACAAAGACAGGCGATGCGAAGAAGAGTATATTCAAACAGCGGAAGTCGAAACGTATATACCACCAGATACAATGGCAATGGCGATTTGGTTAAACAACAGAATGCCAGATAAATGGCGGCGCAATGCAAACAAAGAAAAGTTAGATGAAGCGAAATTCAAGCACGTAAAGGAAAAAGATGATAAAAAAGACTGGTGATTGTTTTGGATAAAGTGCATAATTTTTACTGTTCTAAACCGTGGAGGACTTTATCGTTCAACTTAAAAGTAAAACGTGGAGGAAAATGCGAAAGGTGCAAAACGGTCTTTGATGATTTTAAATTTCTTATAGGTCACCACACCGTTGAACTAACAGAGGACAATGTGGACGATGTAAATATATCTTTAAATGAGTTACTTATAGAAGTTATATGCCAGGATTGCCACAACAAGGAGCATAGAAGATTTGGACATAGTCACAACGTATATGTAATATATGGCAGCCCTTTATCTGGAAAGACAACAATGGCAATGGATTTAATGAGGTATGGTGACTTGGTATTGGATATGGATGAGCTTTGGTCTGCAATATCGTTTCAGCCGAAGTACATCAAGCCCAAGAATTTAAGGTTCAATGTTTTCCAGCTTAAAGATAATCTAATGGATCAGATTAAAACCAGATACGGCGAATGGTATGACGCTTATATTATTGGAGGGTATCCAGATAAGTATGAACGTGAGAGGCTTGCCGAATCTCTTGGAGCGCAGTTGATTTACTGTGAAGCAACAAAAGATGAATGCATAAATAGATTTAAAATAAGCGGGAAGCCAACGGCTTGGCTGAATTATATAGAACAATGGTGGGAAGAGTACACATAACCCCCCATAAAGTAAGAAAAAAATTACTTTCCACATACTGAGAGGGCACACGTATACAACACACGCTGAGATTTTGACTTTTTAATTTCAAAAAATCAGGAAACAAAAAAGGGGATAATAATGTGAAAAACGATGGTGTAAGAGCAGAAATCGAAAGATTAAAAACAGAATTCAATGGCGCTGACGAATCGAAACTTAGAATCCTTGAAGGACTAATAGAACAAGCAGCATTTGAGAGAATTTATTTGAAAGGTCTCAATGAGCAGGCAGCAGTGACAGGGCTTGTAAAAGTGCATCCAGACAATCCAACGATACAAAAGCAATTGCCAGTGTCATCCGAAATTGCGAAACACTCAGCAACGCTGACGAATATAATGGATAAATTAATAAAGCACCTTGAACTGCCAGATGATGATGACGAAGACGGATTGGATGATTATGAATAATGAAATAGTGATAGAACATAGTTTCCTAATTGAGTATTATCAAAAATGTAAATCAAAAGAAATCATCATTGGCAAGGAACTCATGAAAACATTGGATATGCTAATGGAAGATATGACTGATCCAAGATATAGATTTGATCTAAAAGAAGCACACAAGAGAATTAAGTTTATTGAAAGAGAGTGTAAACACTCTATATCACCATTTGCAGGAAAACCATTCATCTTAGAACTGCATCAAAAAGCGCTTCGGGAAGCAATATATGGATTCTACATGGAGATTGAGGGCAAATGGCTCAGACGGTTCACAGAAGTAACTTACCTAGTAGCAAGAAAAAACGGAAAGACGACTGAGGTTGCTGGAGATGCTAATGCGGAATTTTTCTGTGGAAACGTTGGAACAAATATACTTTGCGCTTCAAATGATTATGAACAAGCAGGATTGATATTCGATGAAATAAATAATATGCGTGAAGAGAGTCCTAAACTTGAAAAGGTTACACGTAAAAACATCAAGGGGATTTTCATGGGAAATCCCAAGCAAAAGAAAAAGAAAGGTAAATACAGCAAGCAAAACAAAGCGAAAATCAAAAAACTTTCTGCCAAAACTGGGGCGAAAGAAGGTAAAAACGTCGATTATGCCGCAGTAGATGAAGTTCACGAGATGGGAGATGATAGCTTAGTAAGGCCAGTTAAACAATCAATGTCAACAAAAGATGAACCGTTGTATATAGAAATTTCAACAGAGGGATTCACAGAGGATGGATATCTGGATGGAAGATTGGTTGAAGCTAGGCGAGTCTTAAAAGGGGAATTAAACCGTCCAAGATGGTTAATTTGGCTTTATACACAAGACAGTGAGACGGAAATTTGGCAAGATAGATCAAGCTGGAAAAAATCGAACCCAAATTTGGGTGTGTCAAAAAAATGGCATTATCTTGACGGATTAGTTGAAGAGGCAAAAACAAACAGTGCCACAAGAGCATTTATGTTGGCGAAGGATTTCAATATAAAACAATCAAATGCGCAGGCGTGGATGCAAGAAGCAGACATAATCAACACAGAAACATTTGACATAGAAGAGTTTAGAGGCGCTTATTATATTGGTGGGAATGACTTTATGGAAACAACAGACTTATGTGCATCAAAACTATTGTTGATGAAAGCGGGGAGCAAAAAGGTTTATTTTTATTCGAGGTATTGGATTCCAGAAAGCAAACTTACGTTATCGCCTGATGATGTGGATTACAGGCAATGGGAAAGAGATGGATACTTAACAGTTGTTGAGGGGAATAGTGTAGACAGTTCTGTGGTGGCAGATTGGCAATATAAACTTTACGACGAATATGGCTTAAAGCCGTTTAAAAGTGGATATGATAACAGATATGCAAAAGATTATATCAATAGGTTCGAAGAGTGCTTTGGAAAAGATATAACGCTAAACGTTCCCCAAGAGACGAAAGTACTCAACAACCCCATGAGAAAACTTGAAGCAGATTTAAGAGATAAACTTGTAAACTATAATAATTGCTATGGTGATCTCCATTGCTTCAAAAATACAGGGATTAGATTAGATAGTCTCGGGAGAATTATGCCAGCTAAAATGCATACGACAAAACGAATTGATGGAACAGCGGCGGCCGTGGTGGCGTACGCTGTTTTTGAGTGGCATAAAAGCGAGTTTTTACAAATGATAGGGGGTTGATGGTACTTGAATATAGTAAGTTATCTGAGCAATATAATACCAACTAAATACAAGCGGTATAAAGCGTATTTGATGGATGGAAAACCAGTGTTTACAGATTTCGGAAAAGATATTTACTTGTCTGATTTTGTGAATAATGCTATAGAACGTGTTGCCTCTGAAATATCTAAAATAGATGTAAAAAGCGTGGTATCTGTTCAAAATTCAATAAAAATTCAAAACGATGATTTAACCAAGTTATTCAGGAACAGGCCAAACCCACTCCAAACAACCAGTGATTTTCTTGCGAATGTAGAGTGGATTAGAAGGAAACACCGAAATGTATTTATCTATCCTCAGTATGAAATAATAAAAAGTAACGGGAAAGAATTTAAACGTTACACAGCGCTTTATCCGCTAAAACCAACTTCATTTGAAATTGGAATTGGTGAAAATGGACAGGTCTGGGAAGTGAAATTTTATTTTGAAAAAGGAGAGACTTTCACCATTCCGTACAAGGAGTTAATCCACATGAAGTGGAGAAGAGGGGCAAGCACAATCATAGGCGGTGGAGATGACAACGGAGAATCGAACGACTATGAGATTTTAAGAACGCTGGACGCTCTTGATAAGGCAATACAAGGACTTCCGAAGACAATTGAAGCAAGCCTACAAGTTAAGGGGGTATATAGCGCAAAGACTCTAGCGGATCAAGACAAGTTGGCAGGTGCAAGAGATGACCTTGAAAAGCATATAAAGGAAAGCAAAACTGGGATTATAGCAACAGATTTGGGGGGCGAATTTACACCTGTTAATTTGAGGGTGAGCGAAATACCAGATTCAACACTCAAATTTTTAAAATCTGTTATTCAAGAAAGATATGGAGTGTCAGCGGCAATTCTCTCTGGAGATTACACAGGAGACCAACATAGTGCGTTTTATCAGACGGCGATAGAAGAATTTATAATTCAATTTGAACAGGCTTCAACATCGACGCTTTTCTCTGAAAGAGAGCAGAGTGTTGGACATATGATAAAGGGCTATTACAATAAAGTCCAATACCTTTCGACTGCGGATAAACTAAAAATAGCTGACTTGGCAAAAGAAACGGGAATCCTGACACTAAATCAGATAAATGAAATGTTTGGGATAGAGCCATTTGAAAATGGAAACAGAAGATTACAGAGTCTGAATTATGTAAATATAGATTTGGTTGATGATTACCAGCAAAATAAATCAAAGAAAGGAGGAAAAGGGAATGTCGAAGAATAAAGCAGAAAAATTTGAGCGCAGGTTGATTGACATTCGGGCGGTAGGCATAGATGGAAGAATGACTATAGAAGGATACGCAATCAAATTTAATAAACCAGCCACACATAAATTTGGAAAGCGAAAGTTTACTGAAGAGATAAAAACAGGAGCATTAGATAAAACAAATATGAAAGATGTCCCAATGCGCTACAATCACAACGATAGCGTGTTGATTATGGCAAGAACCAGAAATAAGTCGCTGAGGCTAATCGTAGATGACATTGGCCTTAAAGTACAAGCTGATTTATTAGATACACAAAGCAATAGAGACTTATATAAGGCGATTGAAGATGGGTTAATTGACCAAATGTCTTTCGCCTTTTCTGTTGCAGATGGTGGAGACGAGTGGACATTTGGAGAAGAGGAAACTTATAGAAAAGTAAATGCGATTGACAGGTTGTATGATGTATCGGTTGTGGACACGCCGTTTTATGAAGATACCACTATATACGCTCGTAGTCTTGAACTGCTGGAGAGCATGGAAAAGCGGCTGGATAGCTCAAACGAGATTGAAAAACTAAAACTAATTATTAAGATGAAAGGAAAGGTAAACTAACATGGGAGCTAAGAAAAGATTATTGAAATTATTGGAAAAAAGAACTGCAAAAAAAGCGGAAATTGTAAAAATGGCAGAGAAAACAGAGAGTGTGGAAGAATTAAGATCGCTTAATGCGGAAATTGATGCTATAGACATTGAAATAAGAGAGTTGAATGAAGCAATCGCAGATATAAAAGACGATGAAGAAGAAGGAGACGAAGTTTCTGAGAGAACGAGAGCTTTAGGCGGAGAAATTCCAAGCATTGTGGCTGCTGGTTCTGCCGCCGAAAAAAGAGGCGGCAAGACAAATGAGATTGAAAAAAGAGTTGAAACAATGGCACAAGAATTAAGAAGTGGAAAAGAAGTGACGATTGATAGTGAAGTTATGTCATATCTAGAAAAACGATCTGTAACAACCGCAAACGTAGTGCTTGAAAATAAGTATAAACGTGAAATCGCCGAAAACTTCAACGGGGTGGCGCAAACAATTGACCTAGTAGATTCAGTTCCGATGACAGGTGGCGGGTCGTATACAGTTGTATTCCAAATAACAGATGGAGATGCTGGAGAGACTGCTGAAGGGGAGGAATATACAAATGATGAAGGCACATTTGGTGAAGCCTCAACTGGGAAGGCTAAAATTACGAACTCGGCGATTGTCGATGAAGAAGTTGTAGAACTACCAAATGCGGATTATTTGAGCAAGATTATAAACAATGTCAGAAAATCAATTAGGAAAAAAGTGAGTGGACAAATTATTTCTGGAAAAGGCGGAGAAAATTCACTTCTTGGAGTTTATGGAATGCCAATCAAGTTAATTCCAGAATCATACAAAGTTGAGATTTCTGAAATCGGAAAATCAACACTTAGAGATATTGTATTTGCATACGGTGGGGATGAAGACGTGGAAGCACCGGAGACACTATTCCTAAATAAAAAAGACCTCCAAGCATTTGCGGCAATCATGGCAGGTGATGAAAGACCGTATTTCTCCATCGAATACAATGGTCCATCGGGTTACATTCAAGAGTCTGGAAACGGGTTAAAAGTGCCATATACCGTAAATAGCGCTTGTAAATCAATTAAAGACGCAATCGCAGGTGACAAAACAATGGTATATGGAAATCCAAAAGCGTACGAGATGCCTTTATTCTCACGGCTTACAATAAAACGATCTGACGAAAGGTATATTGAGAGAGGAAAGGTTGGTTTTTTTGGAAAGATAATTGTGGGTGGCATTCTAAATTCGTATAAATCTTTTATTCCTGTAGTAAAAAAGTAGAGGCCAATAGTTCGTTATCCGCACTTACTATTGGCGCTTTAAGTCTAGTTCCAAATTTTGAAGCAGGTGTTTATGACTATGAGACATCCACAACGAATGCGACTAATACAATAGAAGCCATAGCACAGAAGCAAAGTGCAACCGTGGTTATAACCGTGAATGGAATTGAGCATGAGAACGACACGCCTGCAACGTGGAACAGCGGTGAAAATGTAGTTTTAATAACAGTTACAGATGAAAGTGAACAAACAGTATATACCGTTTTAGTAACGAAGGAGTAAAGCATGACAGTTTTAGAGGCTGTGAAAATAAAACGAGGAATTTTTTACTCTGATCCTATAAAGGATGCAGAGATTGAACAAAATATTGAAGCAGCAAAACTGTTTTTCAAAAGTTCGGGGTGGGATGTTGACACCCCGAACGCATTAGCGATTGAAGCGATAGCACTTTTTTGCAAGATTTCTGAAAATACAGACCCGTCTTTGATAAATAGTAATCCCGTATTAATAAGCTATATTACACAAGGGAGAATGAAATGAAGCTAAATACAGCAGTCCAATTTTATATTGAAAAATCAGATTATATAAAAGGAGCTGGACATGAACTAACATACACCCCGATTGAAAACGTGATTGTAAGAGCGATTGAAGGAACAGAAGAATTAAAGACTTCTTGCTATTACTGTGCGTGGAAGGGCGGCTTTGGTGAAAGACTAATGGCAGCACAAGCGATGGGAGTAATGCAAATGGCCACTTTGAAAATGAGGTTTAACCCCAAAATATATGAGGCTATAAAGGAACGAAATGTGTTAGTTGTAAAAAGCATGGATGAGACTGCATTTGTAGATGGAAAACCAAATACAACATGCATAAATTTGTATGAAACATGGGGAGATATCGACAATGTGAATGATGAGAATCTATTTATGGAGTTTAAAGTGAAGAGGTATGAATCAAAATGATGATGTTTTTAGAAAGATTGCAAGAGGCGCTGGATGATGCTTTTTATGAAGAAAAGATACGAGTGTTTTGGGGTTCTAGAGCAGAGGTTGAAGCTGATGAAAATGAGTACATTGTTTACACATCTAGAGGAAAACAGCGTGATGAATTTGCAGACGATAAGGTTTTGTTGACAAGTGAAACGGCGATTGTTAAATACAACTATAACAAAGTTATGCTTAGAACAAGAGGCGGGAGACAAAAGGCAATGAGAAATGCTGAAAAAATAGCAGTTGCATTGGAGGGTGCTGGATTTGATGTAGAAGAGTTGGGAGAGTTAGGGGACATAAATGCAAATGGATATTACACAATTGCGTTTGAATGTGAGGTGTCGAGTATCGAATGAGTGCAAAAATAGAATTAAAAAATCTAGGGAAAAAAATATCTGAGATTGTGGAAGAGTATGGGGACGAAGTGTATGAAGCGGTTGAAGATGGACTAGATTCGGCAGAGAAAGAACTATTAAATAATCTAAAATCAAAAAGTCCAGAAGACACTGGAGATTATAAAAAAAGGTGGAGAAGTAAGGGGCGCAAGTACAAGTTAAAACGATATGTCCACAATACTAAGACGGTTAAAAATGCAGATGGTGACAGCATACCTCTTTCGAACATTCTTGAATACTCAGAAGCATCAAAACATCAAGGTCTTATTAGGAAAACTTTTGAAGAAAGTGAAAGCGAAATGATAAATGCGTTTGAAGAAACACTAAAAGGAAAGATATGAGGAGGTAAAAATGAGCAATAAAGTTAAGTATGGATTAAAGAATGCGTATTATGCGCCGCTAACGATGGTTAATGGAAAAACGATGTATGAAACGCCAATTGCAATAAAAGGGGCTGTGAGCATTTCACTGTCTCCAGAAGGTGATCCAGTGGAATTTGAGGCGGATGATTCCGTTTATTTCGAAGAAACATCCAATAATGGTTATTCGGGAGATTTAGAGTTTGCGTTAATTCCGGATGAATTCAAACGAGACATAATGGGTGAGACAATAGATTCAAATGGGGCGATGATTGAAAATGTAAATGCTAAATTCAGGCCGTTTGCGCTCATGTTCGAATTTAATGGTGACCGAAATGCGACAAGGCACGTTCTTTATAACTGTCGTGCATCAAGGACTGATATTGCAAGCAAGACAAAAGGGAAAACAATTGATGTCACGCCTGAAAAGTTATCTATAACCGTCAGACCTGCGGAGGATACAAGCGATGTAAAAGCAAAGCTATATTCAGGACAAACGGGTTACGACACATTTTTTAGCGGGGTGTATCTCAAAAATTCGCCAACGAATTCAACGGCTGAACAGACAATCCAATTTAGCAAGGGTGAACCAGAAGACACAACATTTGATATGATATCGACAAGCGCAAACGCTTTAAGGTCGGTAAGAATAAACGGAGAACTAATACCAGGTATCTACTTAACAGTAACAGGGATTGATTTCACCGTTGATTCGTCATATTTTTCTAGTTTAGAGGTTGGCGAATACCAAGTATCTGCTGAATTTGAGACTGGAAATAATGTTATGGTAACAGTTAAAATCGTAGAATAAGAAGGGAAACCAGATGGAGAAAATAATAGAAATTGATGGAAAGCAAGTGTTGTTTAAATCGACAGGCTCTTTTCTACTTAGATACAAGGCGCAGTTCCAGAGGGACGGTCTAGCGGATTTGATGAAATTATCAGCGTCGCTAGATGAAAATGGTGAGTTGAAAAATTATGACACATTAGATTTAGAAGTGTTTTTTAAGCTGATATGGACATTAGCGAAAACAGCGGATAAAGAGATCGAGCCAATGTTTGAATGGCTAGACACGTTTGAAGAGTTCCCGTTAGCAGACATTATCCCTGAGCTGATGGAATTGATCGAATGCACAATTAAGACAAGCTCAAAAAAGCCTCATCCGGGTCAAGCGAGCTTGTCACCGGCAGAGAGAAACCGATAACAACAGAACTTCTGATGAAAAGATCAATTGAAAGAAAATTACCGCTGTCAGACTGGGAACTTCTCACGATAGGCCAAATAATTGATTATATTATTTTTTACAATGAGGATGAAAGGGAAATCGGAGAAGATACAGAAGATAGAGAAGCTACGCAAAACGACTTTGAAAGATTTTAGAAGGGGTGAAAAATGGCTGGGAAAAAATTCAAGGGGATTACGATTGAAATTGCTGGCGATACGACGCCCCTTCAAAAATCTCTAGAGGGAATAAACAAAAAAACAAAAGATGTCCAAAGCGAGCTTAGACAAGTTGAGAGACTTTTAAAATTAGACCCTAGCAATACGGAGTTGTTAGCTCAAAAACAAAAACTACTTGCAGAAGCTGTAGACGGAACAAAAGAAAAGTTAAATTTAGTTAAAGAAGCAGAAAAGCAAGTAAAAGAACAATTTGAACAGGGAAAAGTTGGTGAAGAGCAATATAGAGCGATACAAAGAGAAGTCATAAATGCAGAACAAGAACTTTCTAAACTTGAAGTTACAATAGGAAATATAAACAATAAATGGGATGCAGCATCTAAAAGTATCGGAAAGTTTGGAGAAGGCAGTGAGAAATTAGGGAGAAAAATAGCGCCTTTATCAGCGGCTGTGACTGCTGGGGGAGTTGCAGCAACAAAATTAAGCATGGATTTTGATGAAGCAATTGCAAAAGTATCAACAATAGCGGACGAAAAAGTAATGTCTATTGAAACGATGAAAGAAGCAATTATTGATTTATCTAATGAGACTGGGATATCTGCAATGGAAATTGCAGATAACGTTTATGATGCAATATCAGCTGGACAAGACACAGCTGATGCAGTAAATTTCGTAGGAGAATCATTGAGGTTGTCAAAAGCTGGATTTGCTGATGCAGGAGATTCACTAGATCTTTTAACAACGATATTGAATGCTTACAATTTAGAATCCGAAGAAGCTGCAAAAGTAAATGATATTTTGATTCAAACTCAAAACAAAGGAAAAGTAACAGTTGGAGAACTGTCAAGCACAATGGGAAAAATAATCCCAAGTGCCAAAACTGCAAATGTAAACCTAGAACAATTAGGAGCGGGATACGCAATTATGACATCTAGTGGAATCGCAGCGGCAGAAACAACAACATATATGAATTCGATGCTTAATGAGTTGAACAAAACTGGAAGTAAATCAGATAAAACATTAAAAGAATTGACTGGAAAAAGTTTTTCAGAACTTTCAAGCGAAGGAGAAACAATTGCTGATATATTGGAGATACTAAGCGTAAATGCAGAAGAAAGCGGATTAAAATTGAGTGATATGTTTGGAAGTGCAGAAGCATCAAAAGCAGCGCTAACATTACTTGGAGATGATGCGGACGTTTTTAATAATACATTAAAGGAAATGAAAAGTTCGTCTGGAAATACTCAGAAAGCATTGGAAGATTTAAACACGCCAGCGCAAGAATTAAGAGAATCAATGAACAAACTGAAAAATACTGCAATAAAATTAGGGAATGCTTTAGCTCCAGTAGCAAATATAGTGGCAAATATACTAGAAAAAATTTCTGATGCTGCTATCAATATGGATGATAAAACACTAAATTTAATTGCAACTATAGGCGTAATTGTGGCGG